AAGTATAATAAACAACATACTTAACACTATACAATATTATCACAAATACAAACAAGAAGTAGAGCGGAAAAAAGATGAAGCTATTGCAAATAATCACAAACGAAATATGTTGATAAAGCGGATGCTAAAATGTAAGACTGATTCGCCTTCTACTCCGTCTGCTGCCTCGCCTTCTACTCCGTCTGCTGCCTCGCATTCTACTCCACTTGTCAATACGGAGTTCGATACAATAAAAAAAGAAGGAGATGATAACCTAGCAGATGATCGTATTCAGACAGACCAAGAGTGTGATGATGAGATTAACAACATAGACGATACGATTGAGTATGTCTTTATGGTCAATAAGGAAAACGGCTCAAATTACGCATCATGCGACGGAAAGTATGTTCGCGACGATAATTACATTGTAAATTCACAGGGAGCGTTTGTGAACAAACAGAAATCTCGCTTTATTGGCTGGTCTAATGGTGGATGGATTTTAACTGGAACCCAGTGGCTGGACGAGATCGTAGCCAAGAGCGAGGATAAAACCGATTTCTATTTTGGCGGATTTCATGCGTCCATTAGCTCATACGATACAATCGCGAGTTCTCAATGGGATAACTACGACGTCGTCGTGCACTTATCAAAAGACATAATTGAAGTACGAAACGGGATTGAGGAACTAACAAAAGAAACCAGGAATAAGTACAAACGCGAGCCAACATCAGCCGAACAGGCACCCAAATGCAGGCTCATCCACGATGATGAGACTGTCGTACGCATCCCTGCCAACATAATTCGGTACATTATGGAATAATCCTATGCATCCGCTTCATAAACACCCACATCTCCTTCACACGTGTATTATAGGTACACGCCACGATATTACACTCTTGGATTTAGAACATTATATGCTTATATCAATGTCGTTAGGAGTAATCCTTTCACAGGAAACGGCGTTTTAAATCTTCAAGGGTATAATGAAATTCCAATAGAAGGAGGAAGAAAAACCAAAAGAAAAACCAAGAGGAAAACCAAAAGGAAATCCAAGATAAAAACCAAGAGGAAAACCAAAAGGAAATCCAAGATAAAAACCAAAAGGAAATCCAAGAGAGAAATAAAAAGAATTCAAAAGAAGTCAAAAAAGACAAGGAAAATAAAGAAATCAAATAAAAAATATAAATAAGTAATAATTAGTTAAAAAGTAACTAATTATTAATAATATATTATGTCGTTAATTATTCATCAAGAAATTACAAAAAAACTAGATGATTTTATTTTAAATAAGAAAATTCCAAATATTATATTTCATGGAATATCTGGAACAGGAAAAAAAACGATATTGTTTAATTTTTTAAAAAATGTGTATAATAATAATAGTAAATTTTTGAAAGATTATGTAATGACAGTGAATTGTGCTCATGGTAAAGGAATAAAATTTATAAGAGAAGAGTTGAAATTTTTTGCCCGAACGAATATAAATTTACAAGAAGGTAGTATATTTAAAAGTATAATATTATTAAATGCGGATAAATTAACTATAGATGCTCAATCCGCATTAAGACGTTGTATTGAATTATTTAGTCATTCGACTCGATTTTTTATTATAGTAGATGATAAATATAAATTATTGAAACCGATATTATCACGATTTTGTGAAATATTTATTCCTCAACCGATAATTAACAATAAAGAAATGAATCTACATCAATATCATTTAGATAAATCATTTTCAATTGTTAAAATGAATAAGCTAAAAAAAAGTAAATTTAAAAACGACTTTGACAAAATCAAGAACACAGAAGGAATTGATGTTATCAGTGAAAATTTATACGAAAAGGGGTATAGTGGATTAGATCTAATTGAATATATAAAGGATATGGATATTAGTGAAATGAAGAGATATGAATATTTAGTATTTATTCAAAAAATTAAGAAAGAATTTAGAGAAGAGAAATTATTAATGAATTGTATATTATATTTTTTATTAAAGCGTTTAGATTACACTTTAGAAAATATTTCGTTTATGTAAATGGATGATTATTCTATATCAAGTCTCCAAGAGTCTAGAAACGAATGGTGTTCCCGTTTAATACATATATTAACACCTTTAGTCGTTGAAGGATTTAAATCTATTTTTGAAGAGTCCTATAAATTATGTGTAGAGAATAATGAATTGGAAAAATATTTAATGACATTTCAAAATTTTCTGGCACGAATTCCAAAATGGAATCCTTCCATTATTGTCGAAGAAACAAATAGAATTGTAGAAAAAAGCAATTGTGGTTATTTAAGTGATTTAATTAGTTGTGTTCATATAATTCAATTAAAAAGTTTAACTTGTATGAGAGTAGGTAATAAGCAAAAGAAAATAGATATAAATGTGCCATCTCTTAATGATTTTATTCACAAAATTTATATTAATTCGGCTAGAAAAATATATACGAATATATATCTATTTGAGAAGAATATTACACCATTACAAATACAGAAACATAATAGGGAATTAGAAGTAATTATTAAAGAACAAATATTAAATTCGATTAGAGATAATATTCCAGTAGAAAATATTTTAAAGGTTTATTTGGATGAAACGATAGAAGATGATATTCAAGTGGAAGAAACAGAAGAAATAATTTCAAACGAACCAATTGAAGAAGAAAATAAGGAAAAGGAAGAGGAAGAGGATAATGAAAAGGAGAATGAGAAGGAGAAGGAGAATAATGAACAAACTAATATGAAATTAAATGAAAAAGTAGTTCAGAAGCCATTAGAAATAGAACCTTTAGATAGTGAAAATGAGCTTAAAAAATATCAATCAGAAGTAATTAAATTTGATGATATTGATAGAGCGGTTGATGTAGATAATAAAATAGAGGAAATTATGGCTCCAAAAACAGAAAAAAGATTAGAAGAAATAAGTCATGAAAGATATGCAGCTAGAAAGATGGAAGAGATGGAAGATAATGATGATAATGATGATAATGAGAAAATAAAAATAGGAGAGAAAATCAAATTAACAGAATTAGATGTTCATGATTTAGAGAAACCAAAAAATATTAATAAAGTTCCTATTGGATTAGAGGAAATTGAAATATTAACTTAATTATACTTTTAAAAAATAAAAAAGTATGGCAAAACTTAATTATACTTTTAAAAAGTATGGCAAAACTTAATTATACTTTTAAAAAGTATGGCAAAACTTAATTATACTTTTAAAAAAGTATTCGTTAAAAATAGGGTAACTTTATTTTATGTTAATATAAATGACAGAAGTATTTATATACTCTTTAGCCATATGTACCATATTTTTCTTGTTTAAATTTTTAGAAATGAAATTTGTTCCCGATGATGAAAAAAAACCTTTAAAAATTATTATTAAGGAGACGTTAGTAGTATATTTCGCATCAATTATAGGAATTTATTTGTATTCACAGTTTGATATTCCTAGTCTATCATCTAAAGATTCCCCTGAAGAGTTTATGTCCAAAACAGCAATGGCTTTTCTAGATAATCCGACTTTTTAAATTTTTATTTTTTCAAAAGTGGAGAATATGAAATGAAAATACAGAATTTTTTTATTAAAATATTATATAATGTTTTTACAATCAATATATAATATATTTTTCGTGAGTATGGCTATGAGTATAATAAAATGTAATAGTGAAAGTACTTGTGTATGTACTACGGTTCAATGTCCAATGGTAGGAGAAAATAAAATAATTATGGGTAATGGTTATGCGGATTTACTGTATGAATATATAAGTCATAATGATATACCAGTAGTATCATCTGTAACTGGAACCATCAAACATAACTCATTAGATAAGGGAACAGATACAACCAGTTGTACACAATCTTATGCACGCTCATTGGATGGTCCAGAACAAGATTGTGATGCGGGTCATATTTTAGCAAATCGTTTAGGTGGATATGGAAATGAACCAATAAATATTTTTCCACAAGATTTATCTATCAATCGTGGTTCATACGCTCAATTTGAATCTAAAATATATGATTGTATGATAGATTTTGATGATGCAGAAGGAAATTTATCATGGTCATTCCATTATGAAAATAATAATGCGACAAAACCCAATAAAGTAGATTATCAAGCTGTATTTATAGAAAGTAATTGTGCTGATTTATCTGAAACATTTACAAATTGATAACAAATTGATAACAAATTGATAACAAATTGATAACAAATTGATATTAATATAATTTGAATATGTTTCAGATAAATCCGAATAATTGAGTTTGTATTACTGTTGAGGTATTTTATCAATATTCATTATATGTTTGTCCTTATTAATTTTCTTTTTACTGATAATATAATCTTTAAATATTGTATTTTCTAATTGAACAGATGGAATAGAATTGTGAACAGTTCTGGCAATCATTTTATATAATTTAAATTCTGGATATCTCTCTTCACCATTATTTTTATATAAGATATTTCTCCCTTTATCATCTATCAACCAGGAATTAATTAATGAAGCAATTTTATTTTTCTTTATGATAGTTTCAGCTTCAAATAAATCTTCAATAAAATGATCATATAAACAACATGCTAATCTACATAAATCAAAACTAGGGTTAGGTTCTAATCTTGGTTTTTTGTCATCCAAATAAGGTTCACAGTTATATTGGGATGCGGCATCTCCTCTTGGATGAAAACTATCACTACACATCAATTGACCATTAAATTTGTATATAGCTCTTCCAAAATCAATGATTTTAAATATTTTTCCAAATGTTGGAACTTTATAATATATTTTATTGAAAGCATAATAAATATAAGTTTTATTGGTATTTGTATACATAATATTATTTGTATGTAGGTCATTATGTGTAAATGAAAATACTTTTTGAAATGTTACAAGACTCATTATTACTTGAAATAAACATGAAATCCATTGTTTATCATCTAACAGAAAATTTTCCATTAAATAATCTAAGGTATTTTCACATTTTTCTAATGATATCATTTGAATTGGAAAATGATGTAATGAACAGAATATATCATGATCATCTTCTGATTCACTATCAGATTCGCTATCAGAGTTATTGTCGGAATTATCATCCGAACTATTTATTTCATTATCATCATTTTCTGTATTTGATGACTTTGAACTACAAGATGAATTAGAATTTGTACTACCGGATTTTTTGATAGAATGATTATAAATACAAACATCATTTAAATTTACTATTCTCTCTGATGTTTCATTATCGTGTGTAAATATTGTAAAATCATTATTATTAAATGTATCTAATTCTATTTTGTCTATTTTTTCATTCATAATTATTTTTTTTTTATTTGATCGAGAATCAATATTAAAATACTCACTATAGTCATCGTTTTCTAAATCAAAAAAATTTCCTTTATTATTATGAAAATAATCACTACTATTTAAATATTCTAGATCATCAGCAATGTTATATAAAAAATTTTCTTGACGACCAATAAACGCACCATAATAATCTATACTATTCATAAAATTATAATTATGAAGTAATTGACTAGATAAATAGGTAAAAAACGCATCTACATATGCGCTATTATTTTTGTCTAATAATTTAGGAAATTTATTATCAGTATTATATGTTGGTAATTCTATTAAATGATTTGCGGATAAATCATATTTACCTGTTAAAAATTTTAATGGATCTAATAAAGGAGAGAATTTACAAAATATATCTTGTTTTAAAATATTATTGGAATTATCTAATAAATTAATATTTAATGTATTTTTTGATAATTCACTATTAATGCTATGTAAATAATATTTTTGATTTAAATTAATGCCATTGAAATTTGATGTATTTAATGAAAAAAAATTTTCATATAACGGAACATAATTTTGAAGACCACTTAGTCCTAAATGAGAATTTTCTAAAGCATTAAATAATTCATCATTTTTATTTTTTCGATAAAACAAAGAAAAGTTCATTCTTTATTATTCTTAATATAAATATAATAAGTAATTTTAACTTATTATTTCGTATTTCATAATTATTTTTTTTCTTACTTTAAAATAATTATGACCCTTGATTTAAAAAAATTCGATATGAAGGATATTAGTTTTAGGGCGGATGAAAATAAAGGACCTGTTGTTGTTTTAATTGGAAGGAGAGATACTGGAAAGAGTTTTCTTGTTAGAGATTTATTATATCATCATCAAGATATTCCTATTGGAACTGTAATTTCTGGAACTGAAGCAGGAAACGGTTTTTTTAGTGCTCATGTTCCTAAGTTATTTATTCATGATGAATATAATACAGCCATCATTGAAAATATTCTTAAGCGGCAGAAAACAGTTTTAAAACAAATAAAGAGAGAGATGGAAGCCTATAAAAGGACAAATATTGATCCACGAGCTTTTGTTATTTTAGATGATTGTTTATATGATGCAAAATGGACAAAAGACAAAATGATGCGCTTATTATTTATGAATGGACGTCATTGGAAAATTATGTTAATTATTACAATGCAATATCCTTTAGGTATTCCACCTAATTTAAGAACAAATATTGATTATGTTTTTATATTACGTGAACCTTATATTGCTAATAGAAAAAGAATATATGAAAATTATGCTGGTATGTTTCCAACATTTGAATCTTTTTGTCAGGTGATGGATCAATGTACAGAAAATTTTGAATGTTTAGTTATAAATAATAATTCTAAATCGAATAAATTACAAGATCTGATTTTTTGGTACAAGGCCCAAACTCATAGTAATTTTCGTCTAGGATCTAAAGAATTTTGGGAATTATCAAAGGATATAAATAGTGATGACGAAGATGACGTGTATGATCCAAATAGTGTTCAAAAAAAAGGCGCTGGACCTAAAATAAATGTTAGAAAAACTAAATGGTAATAATAATTATAATTATGATAATAATATTTTCTGTATCATTATTATATGTCAAGTAATAAGACTTCTCCAACGATAGATAAAGATAAAGATAAAGATAATGTAGGTGTTGTAGAAGATAATAACAACAATACGAACACCACTAATACGAATACCAACAATACGAATACCAACAATACGAATACTAAAAAAAATAAAAATAAAAAAAATTCTAATGTAAATGTGGATTCTTCTAATGAGATATTACAAGATTTAGAAAATTTAGAAAATTTAGAAAATATTGAGTCTCATGATGATTTTAAAACAACAAAACAATTTATTATTTTTAAAAATCAACTTGATTCCTTTATAAATAATAATTTATATATTTTAAAAGAATGTAAAGAAAATAAACGATTATTAGATTTAGAATATGATGATTTAAATAATAAAATTAATTATATTCAAATTTCTGTTATTGTTCTTTCTACTGTATCTGGATTTTTACAATCTACAAAAGAATTTTTTTCTACTCCTGTTTCTGCGGTTTCTGTAGTTGGTATTTCGATATCAACTTATATTAGTTTAATTTTATCTATTTCCAAGTATTATAAACTGGATGAAAAGAAAGAAAGAATTCATAATTTAAGAGAAAAATATTCTAATTTACATAATAAAATAGAATACAGAATGGATATATTAGGTCCTTGGACAAATCATAAATTATGGGAACATCAAGATCCTGATGATAAATTAAATGATTGGAATACTAAAGTGGTTACTGTTATGGAAGAAGAATATTTTACATTGATTGATACAAAACAAACCTTATGTACTGAATTTGAAATTATTATGGACTCAAAAAGTAGAAATGAATATAATATTAAAAATATAAATTTGATTCTTTCTAATCGAAAAAAATTATTCGAAACAAAAAAACAAGATTGGGCGTTGGAAAAAATGATTGAAAAAAATAAAATTCCTCTTGATTTTAAAAGCTCTATTCAATTACCAGGTGATGATTTAAATAATTGGGATGATCCTATATAATTACCTGACTAATAGACTAACTATTTTATTGTTCACATTCACAATTTTTACAAATCCAATATGATTCTGGATAAGGGCCAGATTCTTCTTCTCTTTCATAATGATGTTTTCCATATTTTTTTATACAATCGTTAATAATATCATTATTAATAATATTTATTTCATTATTGAGTTTCTTAATAGTTTGTTCAAGTTTATATATTTCATATAGATTTTTTGTTTTTTTCAGTTCTTGAAGGTCAGTCCCCTTTACCATATAAACAAAATAATACATTTATTATTATATTGTTTATTTATAATTTAAATTAAGCATTTGTTATATTTACATATTCTTCAGATTCTTGAGTTTTTTGAGTTTCTTCAGATTCTAGATTCGATAAACCATGATCTGTATTTTTATCTATTACAATATTATCACCTTCAAATAATTCTTTCTTTACATCTTCTAGGGTAGCATTTTCACCTATAGAAACTTCTTGAGTATTCATATTGGCAACAGATATTAGATTCCCTTCCGCATTAATAGTTTGTGTAAGTTTAGCGCCTGTTTCTGCTGCTTTCTTTTTATTATCCTCGATAGCCTTTTGTTTGGATTCTTTAACACGATTTTCAAATTCATCTTTAGCCTTTTCTTCATTTTTCTTTTTCTCACTCATCAACTCATTCAAGGTTTCTTCCATATATTCTACACGACCTGTTTTATAAGCTTCAGGATGGAAAGGAACCCAAATACCTACAGGACCAACATACACATCATGACTAGGGTCATTTTGTCTTAACATTTTACATCTTAATTCAGCTTCTTGTTGATTAGGAAAAGAACCACGAACTTTAATACCACGAATAGAAGTTTGAAAATTATGTTTGGTATCAAATTCTTTATTTAAATTGTCTTCATGTTCATCTAAGAAATTTTTATAATCGGTTTCTATATCGCTTTTAATTAAATTTTCTTTTTCATCTTTAGAAAATTCTTGGAAGTCTTTAGTAAGTTTGTCAAAATCTATATGATATTTAAATGAAATAAAATTTAAAAATTGAGTAAACTTTTCCATAGATTTACTGAAGTCCCAATTTTTAATAAACTGTTCAAATAAAAATGTTTCCTTTTGTTTTAAAATGTGTTCAGGAGAAATAAATGATAAACAGACAAATTTTTGCCCCGCAATACCTTTATCTTCATCTAATAAATCAATATATTTAGGGTTTTCTGTTCCATCAGAATTTTGTTTAAGTTCTACTGATTCTGGAGGTTTCGTTGGTTTAGAAAAACTCATTATAGATAAATATCCTATTAATATTTAAGTAATTTTACGAACTATAATTAATTTTTATTTTTTTCTTTTTAAATTATATATAATGACTGGTAATATGTTAGATTTAGGTGAACTCGTTAAGAGAGCTATCAAATACCTTGTTGAAGGTTTAATGGTTGCTATCGCAGCTTATGCTATTCCTAAGAGAGGTCTTAACTTAGATGAAGTTGCTTTAATTGCTTTAACTGCTGCTGCTACTTTTAGTATTCTTGATACTTATGTTCCTAGTTTAGCCATTAGTGCTCGTTCAGGTGCTGGTTTTGGTATTGGTGCTAATATGGTAAGATTTCCTGGTGGATTTTAAATACTAAACTATTGAAATACTAAATAGAAATACTAAATAAAATAATATGTTCATTTTTTTAATGATAATATTATTACTAATTTACAATTAAATTAATTATGTGTTACTTAAAGACAAAACAAATAATTAATTATATAATGTCAATAATTGAATATGTTTGGATTGGAGGTAATAATGAATTACGAAGTAAAACAAAAGTAGTTGATTATAAAGTTACGGATGGAAAAGATAATTTACATAATATTCCCGAGTGGAATTATGATGGTAGTTCTACTGAACAAGCCATTGGAAAACATTCTGAAATTATTTTAAAACCGAAAGCATCATTTAAAGACCCATTTCGTCCTGATGGAAACAATTTGTTAGTATTATGTGATACTTACGATCCACTAGGAGAACCATTACCATCAAATACTAGATATAATGCCAATAAAATTTTTCAAGAAAAATTAAACGAAGAACCTTGGTTTGGTTTAGAACAAGAATATTTTATAATAGATTCGCAATTACAAATTGATAAATTGCCTCCACAAGGACAATATTATTGTAGTGTTGGCGCACAAAATGCTTTTAACAGACATATAGCTGAACAACATTTACAATATTGTTTAAAGGCAGGTATTCATATAGCAGGAATAAATGCGGAAGTAGCACCTGGACAATGGGAATTTCAAATAGGTATATGCGAAGGTATTGAAGCGGGAGATCATTTATGGATGGCCAGATATATTTTGGAAAGAATTGGTGAGTTACATCATTTAATAATAGATTTTTCTCCCAAACCATTAAAGGGTGATTGGAATGGTTCTGGATGTCATACTAATTATAGTACCAAAGCAATGCGTAATGAAAATGGATTTATTGATATTAATGAAGCAATATTAGAATTAGGAGAAAAACATAAAGAGCATATGGAAGTATATGGTTCGGGAAATGAACAAAGAATGACGGGAAAACATGAAACAGCGGCATATGATAAATTTTCATTTGGAGTAGGTAATCGTGGCGCATCAGTTAGAATAGGAAATCTTACTGTTGATGAGAAACAAGGATATTTCGAAGATAGACGACCTAGTTCTAATTGTGATCCTTATTTAGTAACTAGTATTATTTTTCAAACAACCTGCTTAACAAATAATAAAAACAAATAATAAAAGAAAAGAATAATATGATGTAATATGATATACAATATATTATTAAATAGTAGAAATAATTAAATAAACAATAATGAATTGAATTGCTGATGTACCTATTCCTAATGCTAAGTAAGAATTTTTCAAAAATAGTAATTCATCTACTTGCTCTTGGGAACATTCTTTTAATTTTGTGCATTTAGAGATGGTATAATTCATTCGTTTTGAATAAGGGATAAACGCATAAAGCATATAAGCGGTAGATACTATAATTAAACCGATAGCCACGATTTTAGCTAAAAACGGATTCACTTTTAATGAGTGAACACGTGACATATGATAAAATAATAAACTAGAGGTTAATATAACACCTGACACATTTAACCAACTGTTTAATAATGATTCAGGTAAATATGTGCTACTAGAAAAGGCTAAATCTATTGTATTAGGAATAGTATTTGACATTAATATAATAATATATTTTATATTTTATTTTTATATTGTGGGAATAAATTCCCAATCTAATTCCTCACATATTTTTTTCCAGATTTCATCTTGTTCAATTCTTTTCTCTCTGTCTTTAAGCATAGGAAAATAGGGTAAAAATTGGACTTGATCTAATAATTCACATAATTTATAAACGGTATAATAGTAATTTAAAAAATTAACACGATCATCCGGACAAAATTTAGCATACGGACCTTGTATTTCCATAAAAAGATTACATAATGAATCTTCTAATTCGGGACTCATAACAGGGGGTCTAATACCTAATTTATCTTTAATAAAAGGTATATGTTCATAATACTTATTATATCC